CCGCAATGGCAACAGCTTTTACGATTTTGCTCATTGAATTGCCCACCGCTGAAGTGCTTCGCCGCGTGGCAAGTAAACGAATCCGTTCGGCCCCATTCCGGCGATATAGCCGCCGACGAGAATGCCAAGCGCCGGCCCTTCGCCGCCGTCAATGAGAACAACATCTCCGCGCAGTGGCCTGCCGGGTTCCGGCTGCCCAAGGTGCGAGCTCACAGCCGCCTCGAGGGACCCAAACGAAGCGATGTAGGCCAACGCGGTTTCCTCGTCGGTGTAGCTGGCGTTGAGTTCAGTTTCAATGTCGCTGTCTGTCATGGCATCAAGAACGCGAGCCACAAACAGGCAGCAGTCATTGACGCCCCAGACAAACTCTGTGTTGGCGTGGTCCTCAATGGCCAGCCACATTTGCTCCACCCAGTCGTCGCGGCGCATCAGTTTCGCGCCTCTTTGCGTGGCCCAAGGTCATAAGGCATGGTGTTCTGAGTTCTGCTGCCGAACCCAGAGCCACCCACAGACAGCTCGCCCCACTTGCTGACGAAGCCCTTGATGTTAGTCACAAGGTCAAAAAACCTGTCGCCAGAGTGGAGCAGCTGCTGGTCCTCGTTGGTGTAGCGCGCAATACGCATTTCCCGGCGCAGGCGGTGTTCGCAGGTCAGTTTGATGACCGCGCCACCCTCCGAGGATGAGATGGACATCTGATTCATGCGGCCTTCCCAGCTCACCTCCGGCGTGTCAATGACGGCGTTGGTGGTCTCGTCGAGGAAGCCGAGGTAAATCGTGACCGTGCGGTTCTGGTAGGTTTCTGTCATCGCCGTGGACACGAGCGAGGTTTCCACACCGGAAAGCGTGAGCGATAAAGGCCGGGCAATTACCTCAACGGATTCGTCGACCTGCTCGACGCCGCCAAGGGTGCCGACGCCCTCGTAGGTGTTGCCGCCCCACGAAATCGAGCCGATGCCGTCGTGGACGCGGACCATGCCGGAGGTAAAGTCGAGCGCCACCGCGATGAACATCCGAATGGCCTTCTTGTCGGCCTCGGTCGAGTTGGTAGCCGACGCGAACCGGGTCACGCGATGTCTTCCACGAAGGAAATCGAGAAGTCGGAAAGGATGCCTGGGCGACTGCTCCAGCCCACCTCCTCCTCGGCCAGCAGGAATCGGCCAATCGGACGATTGATGATGACCGGGGCGTTGTCAGCCGGCGCGGTCGTGAATGGCCGCTGTAGCTGCAAAAAGCCAAGGCCGGCAGCGTCGGAGTTAAGCGGAGCCGTGACCATGTTTAGCTGGCCGGAACATTCCACCCAGTCGCCCGGCAGAAGCAGGCTGTTTGTGGACACTGGCAGCGCCTTTAGATTGAGCGTAATGCCTGTCTGCGAGGTTCCCGTGGTGGCTGCGGTCGTGGTCTGTATCAATCGCACCGGATACTGGGAAGCCGCCGCGCCAAGTCGCCAAGCGCCAATGTTGCCAGCGCCATTGCCTGTGTATAGAACACTGGTTGAACTAACAAGAAATGCCTGACAATTGACGCTGGTTACTGCCGAGGACAAAAGAGACACAAGAGCGCAGTAATACCAGCCGCCGCCGAGAGCCTGTATATAGGCTTTGCCGCTAGATGCGCCGCCGGTATTGCTGACAGTTCCGGCGGTGCCAGAGGTCAGGTTAAAAATGCATTCGCTGGCATTTGATGGGTCGCCGATTTTTAGATTCACGCGGTCGCGAACGGTAGCGCCGTCACCGGCGCGAAATACACCGTAAAAAGTCCACCATTGAGCCGAGGCCGGCTTTGTCAGATATCCGGTAATGTAGTGGTATTCATTGCCAGCATCGCTGGATTCGACCAGCCGGTCGCCCGTCAACGTGCCATCTGGTGCCGTAAAGGCGTTGGCATCCGCGCCGGCACAGGTGCATTTGGTCTTGGTCCACGCAGCGTTGTCGATTTGGTCAGAATACGTCAAGGCGTTTAGACCATTGTCGACCACGGCACAGCGGGCGAGCGAGGTGTACAGAACGTCGAAGTAGTCGCCGGCCACGGTGCCGGAGGTTTGCGAGTCTTGCAGGGTGAAAAACAGGCTCGTTGAGGTGCCTGAGGTGCTCTGTGTGGTCTTCAAGCCATAGCCAGTGGTATCTGTGCCAGCGTAGGACCCACCAGCTGAGGTGCCAATTCTGGCGCCGGTGCTGGTGAAGGTTCCGCGCCCTTCGCGCAGGAAAGCGCGAGAGGCGTAGGCGGCATAGGTCGTCGAAGTGCTGCCCGTCGTCTCATACAGGGCAGGCGCTGAAGTTCCGGTCACGGAACGAGCCACGCGCATTACGCGGTCTTGCAGGACGAGCGAATGATATGAGCCGGCAGTCCAGCCGGTAGACGCCGCGAAAGTGTTGTTCTCGACGAGCTCGGTAACAGGGAAAGCGCCGCGCTGGGTATAGGACGAGTCGTATAGCCAAATGCGATTAGAGCGCCCGCGCAGGTTGGCGAGCACGGATTGCACCCGGCCACGGTCCTGACCGGACAGTGCGGAGAAGTTCATCGTGCAGGCGAGGCGAGTGCCAGGGCGCGAGACAGTGCGGGTGACGCCGGACAGCGCCGAATTAAAAACGGCGGTGCTGTCGATGATTCGCCACTCGACAGACGAGGGAACAATGTCAGCCGGCCAGAAAAGTTCAGCCATCAAGCTCTCCCAAACGCGCCGCGCGAGTAATCGTCATAGATGGTGGCCCGAGCTAGTTCGACTGCCCGGCGGGTGTTGGCCTCGAGGATGGCCGGCAGTGCTTTCACGAGGTCAGCGGTTGCGCCTCGAGCGTCGACATTATAAACCGGCGCGACCGTTACTCCACCTCCCATTCGGTTGTTAGGCACAATCGAACCACCGGAACTCGGCACGAACATCTCAGGCCCGCGCTCTCCAACCATGTAGGCTCGGTTGTTCATGACTGGGCCGCCAATAGCCTTGCCCATGCCCGCGAGCAGGGCTGTGCCGATGGTGCCAAAGCCGCCACCTAGGTTGCTCATCCAGCCAAAAAACTGTTTTAGGATGGCAGCCGATGCCGCCTGAGCAATCATCTGGCGAACGGTGGTTATAAAGCCCTTAAGCATTCCACTAAGCCCGCCCTTAAACGGGTCAAAGAGGAACTGCGCGAAGGCGTCCTGCATATTGCGACCAGCCTGCTCGGCGATGGAGGTCATCAGCGACGAAGTTTCCTCGGTAGCTGTTCCGAGCTTCTTCATTTTTACCTGAACTTCAGGCAGCACCTCATCGAGGTAGGCCAGCCACCGGAACTTCGCTTCTTCTGAGGTTAGATCACCGCCGGCCACAAGGTCGATGAGGGTATTTTCAAAGTCCTGCATGGCTCTTTGAGCCTTCTGCAAGTCGGTTTCCGTTGATTTAAGCCATTGCTCGCGCATCTGATTCGAGGAATCAAGCGCGTTATTTGATGCCAGTTGAGCTGCTTCGGCTTGCTTGGCCAATTTTTCAGCAGCAGCAGCGGCCGCGGCAGCGGCGGCAGCCTTAGCACCAGGGGCGTCTCCACCAGTAACGCCAGCCGGCGTCATGCCACCAACGCCAACGCCGAGGAGCTTTTGCTGTCGAAGCTCAAGCGCGGCGAGTTGTTTGTCAGTTTCTGCTAATTGAGCTTTAAGGTTTCCGGGGTCTGCCGCAGTTTTAAGCATTGTCGCCATAAGATTGCGCGATTTTTGCAAGCGAAGAATCTGGTTATTTAGTGCGTCTGCCGAATCGAATCCACCAGTCATGAAAAAGTTGAGCGTCTTTAAAGCAGGAACAACATATTGAGCAAGGGTTCCAGAGAATGTTCTCCAAGAAGCGCTCATTGCATCAATCTGGTCGTCGACATCTGCAAGGTCTGAAATCTGAATTTCGCTCAAGGTCAAACCGAGCGCCTTGCCCTGCTCCATCATTGTTTTGATGCTGCCAGCGCCTTGCTTGGCCAGTGGAATAATGTCGGCAACGCTTTTGCTAAAAATGTCGGCGCCAACAGAAGCCATCTCAGATTCGGTTTTCAGCTTGCCCAGTTGACCAACCAACAAAACGAACTGCTGTTCTGGGCTGAGTTTCTTAAGTTGCTCCATCGAAACGCCAAGAGCAGCCAATGCGCCGTTAGCGGTCTTGCTTCCCGATTGAGCTTCGCCGATGCTCTTGTTCATCTTGCCGATGGCATTGGCAAGCGACTCGAACGGCAAGTTAGATTTCTCGGCCGCATACTGGAGTTCAGATAGCGTCGAGGCGGCAATACCTGAGGACGCAGAGAGCCTAGAAAGCTCCTCGCCCATTTTGGCCATGTCCTTCACCATCGAAATGCCCGCGGTCAGGCCAATGGCACCGAACATCGTTTTCATGGCAGAGCCAACGGCGCTGGCGTTCTGCTGCAATCCTTTCAGGGAGCCTTCAACGGCCTTGATCGCCGTGGCAGTACGGTTTTCGGCCGTAAGGATTACTTTCGCTGTTTGGTCTGCCATTGCCGTTCAGTCTCCTCGTGTTCCAGCTTCAGCGTTGCGATTAGGTACGCAAAGTCACTTTCGGGCATTTCAAAGATTGACTGCGGGAGGACACCAAGCCGAAGCGCCATCGCGTAAATGCTCCTGAGCTCGGTGTCCTTTCTCAGTTTTTTTCGGCGTCCTCGACCGACAGACCGCCGGCAGACATCTCGCCGACCACGCGGGAGATGACATCGGCGTCGTACTCGGTCATCAGCTCGCGCTTTTCTGGCATGGCAAACAGCTTTTTGCCGCTGTTGTCACGCGCTCGAACGATGAGCGAAACCGCCATTGCCTCGAGGTCGAGCACGGTGTGGCCGTCCTCCTGCCGAGCCAGCAGGTAGATTTCCCGGCGCTCCTGCAAGGTCATGTCCGGCCAGTACCAGATTGAGGTCTTCCACTCCGCAACCGGAATCTCAACCAGCGTGTCGGGCGAACGGCGAGCCTTGAACGACTCCTTCGCCGCGTCTTTCCAGTGAGCCATTAGGCGGTGCCTGTCGTCAGGACGCCGTTACCGACGAACGAAAAGGCGATTTCTGTTATGGCGCCACGCGCCACAGTGCGGGTGATTTCAGTCACCAGAACATCGCCGTAGTAGTAGATATCGCCCGTGGTCGCGCCTTCCGGATACAGCTTCAGCGCCACGTTGGCGTTCGGAGCGATGGCCACCTGCCCGGTGGTGTCAGTCTCGTCCCAGAACGCCGAGACGGAGCCGGACCAGCTCGTAATGGCCGTCGTGCTGTACGTCTTGGCGGTGTCGCTGAGGGTCGTGTCCTCAGCGTATTCGGCGGTGGCGGTAAAATTGAATCCGGTGACTTCGGCGACAGTATTCGCGCCGACCTTCACCAGCCCTTCGGTGCCGTGATGATTTGCCATTTTTCTCTCTTAGACGGTGGTGGTGGTGAACGCGCCGTTGCCGACGAAGCTGAAGCTGATTTCCGTGACAGCGCCGCGGGCTACCGTGCGGGTGATTT